CCATGTTTTGAGTAGTAGCGTTAACCAAGTTAGCGTTTTGGTAAGAGTTAGCACTCATGTTGTTCAAGCTAGTGTTTAAGCTGCTGTACAATTCATTAGTCAACCAAGCCAAGAACAAGTTACTTGAATATCTACGGCTCATTACGTTAGCAATGGTACGCAAGTCAGCAACTTCAAAGTTTGCTCCAGATGCGTGAGAATATCCACGAGAAGCAATCTCGTTATCAAGACCAGAGAATGTTTGAGGAACTCCGTTTGTAGCGTTGGTTGTAGACGTCCCAAAAATCATTGACAAAGCAATTTGCTTAATCAAACGATATTCAGCTTCGTCTTGACCTTCGTAGAAGAATCCGTTCATTTTCTTAGTCTTTCCCTCTCCGTACTCAACTTCCATCCACTGTGGGGCGTTAGTTTTTTGAGTACCAGAAAGTTGGTAAGTCTCTTTGAAGATTTGAGTCTTCCAGTTGTACTTAGTCCAGAATGATTGAGAAGACAATGGTTGGTCTGTACCTTCAGCCCATGCAGAACCAACTACAACAAAGATATCACCTACAGCAACTGTGTCAGTTGTTCCAGATAAAACCGGCTTAACAGTTACGGTAACTCCAGATACAGCTGTAACTAAGTATTGTGGTAAGTTAGCGTTGCTTGTGTTCATGATGATTTGACCAGGCTTTGCGTAAGTGTACGTTGTAGTACCTGCACCGCTAGCTGGTTGATCAAGATATGGACCTGCGGCATTGGCATTGTTTCCTAAGAAAGTCAATGCATTGGTAGCACTATTTGGAGCTACGTTACCACCTGCGATAGGGTCAGAATCAAAAGTGAATCCAGCGGCAGGAACAGTTCCTTGTGCAGTTGCAGCAACGATAGGAGCGTCATAAAGACCCTTCTCCCAGTGCCATCCTGTGATATTCTGAACACCACGCTTCATTCCTAATCCCATTAAAAGTTGGAAGTCAGAAAGACCGTTGTCTCCGAATTTGTTTTTAAGTGTACGCAAGTAGTGAGGCACTAATAAGCCTGTCTGATAACTTGCGTCAAAAAGTGATAAGAGTTCGCCATTAAGGCCACTCGATGCGGTTATCGCATTATTTGAAGCATTTCCAAAAGCCATTTTGGTAAAGTATTAATGAGTAAAAAATTTATTTTTTTCCTTAAATCTGTCTTTCAAAGTATTGCAACAATTGACTCTTTTCCTCACTTCCACCTTGCCTTTCCGGTCTGGCAACAGTCGATCCGTTATGAAACTCTTTAACCGATTTTTCAAGGGCCTCCCCTTTAGCGGCTGATATAAGAGATTTATAAATATTGGCTGCTTCTAAGTTTTCTATTCGGCTCCGAACATATGTGTTTATAAGCTCAATACTTTGGTCATCTGGTAAAGATGGATTTGAAGCGATGATATTTGTAATCTCTTTTTGGAGCTGAGTTCGGGTTTCCGCAGACACCTGCGCCTTCACTTTATACCCCTCAAGGTCATACTCCACCTCTTTCAAATCAGTCAGTTTTTCAATTGTAGGCTTCCATTCCTGAACCGCCTTCGCAACAGTCTCTTTAGACTCGTTATATTGGTTACGCAAAGATGCAACAAAATCTTTATTCTGTCCTATATTTTGTAATTTTTCTTCGACTATAGCAATGTTTTTTCCAATTTTCATCTTCATCACCTTTGGAGCGTCTTCAAAAGTAACGTCAGCGTAAGTGCTATTCTCGTCTGCAATTGCCTCGCATAGGTCTTCAAAAGACATATTGTTTAACAAGTCTGGCTCTTGAATAACTTGAGCAAGTGCCATGACTTGAATTGGGTTTTGTTTAATCTCTTCGGATGTTTTTCCTACAAATTTACCTGCAACATCTAGGTCGTTAATTCCTGTGTTTCTAATAAATGAGTTAAGACCTGCAAGTTTTTCGTTTGCAAATGGAGATTCTAACTCTTTAATTAAACTTTCTTGCTGAGAGATAAGAGGCTCGTATTCATCGTACTTTTTTGCTCTTTCTTCAAAAGCAGAATACTTTTGTTTAATAGAGTCCATAGACTCAAAGTCTCCAAAAATTGCTCTTAAATCAGACGCTTTAAAGGTTGTCTCCTCATTAATTATAGGCTCCGCTATGGGAGCAGGTTCACCACCATCAGCGTTTGGTGTTGGCTCAAACGCAGGTGCTTCTTCTCCAGAAGGCATCGGTGTAGGGGTCGGGTTTTCTACACCTAAAATACTAAAAATATTAGTAGGTGTACCTTGTTCTTGATTTTCCATTATGTGTTGTTTTTGTGTTTATGCGCTTGGTTTACGGAACTTACCTGTGATTTCAGCACCTGTCTGTTCTTGTAAGTATGCCTCTGCTTTAATCTCCTCAATTGTTCCTTGAGTTTCAGCGGCAATAATCATTTGTTTTTCTTTAACTCTAATGTTAGAGAGGGCTGCCTCTTTTTCAACCTCTATCTTAGCCTTCATCTGCATTAACTCCATCTCACCTTTCTGCTTCATCAACTCTAACTCTTGTAGAGACTGAGCCTGTGCTTGTTGGTTCTGAGCAGCCATCTGGTCGTTGTACTGACGTTTCTTACTGCTCTTGTATGTCAAGTACCAAGTTGCTTCTTTTAAACGCCCCTTCTCCAACATTTCAAGAATCATGGTGTAGTCAGAGAGTTCTATCTCAGGCATTCCGTTACGACCAACTTTTAATGCGGTCTCAGCGGCTTCTGCAATTTTAAACTTCTGAGTCGCTGATATCTTGTTGCTGAGGGATATACCTAACTCGTCTAGCGTAAAGTCAGCCGCAGGCAATAAGTAGTCAATTGAAGTTTTGCCGAATACATCTGCGTAGTAGTCTTTCACCTCGCTATCAAAACGCATGGTTGTCATAGCACGCAAAGCAATGTTCTGACCCATCTTAACCTTCAAACGCTCTAACGCTTGTTGTAGTGGCCACAATGCATTGTTGGTAGCCTCTACTTCTAATTCAGCTACGCCAACTAACTTATCACCTTTTGCAGGAGATCCTGCCATAGTTGGGGTAATCCCTGTAATCTGTAGTAATTTCTCTACGTCATGTTGGTAAGCTAAAATCCATTCGGACAATTGTTTACCTATACCACCCTCTAATTCATCAAAGGTCTTATTTGTGTTTACCTTACCTCCTAATAAAGAAGATCTGTAAAAGAAATTACCTGTGTGAGAATATACTTGAACAAGGTCAAATGGGGTGTACATCGAACCTGCTATACTATTAATGTTTAATGCCCCGATGTCAATCGCAATACCCTTTGGAGCAGCGGCTAGTTTGGCTGCCTGTAGTTTAAGGTGATTGATTTGAAGAGAGTCGTAAATAGGTATGGCTGTTTCTGTGATAGCCTTTCCAGGTACTCTTTCAAAGCGGTAAGAGATTTGAGGCTTTTGCTTGCTCACTCTCTTCATGTTCTTCTGCTTACCACCTACTGTGATGTTTGCTCCTGGGATAAAGTACCCCTCGTAAATAACGTGAGCGTCTACAATAACTGTTTTCTTCTTATCTGTATTTACATATTCCCCAAACTTGTCTGAGTAGAATGTGTGAATACCATCACGATCTTTCTTTTTGTAGAACTGAGTATCCTTCGAAATATATTCGAACTCAAGAACGTCCACAAAGAAATCATCGTAACGCATACGATCCGTTATAGTATCTCTTTGACAATACCAAGACCATCCGTATCTATCGTTTGAATAAGTTAAATCAAACGCCCACTTAGCAATTCTGTTAACTTGTCTTTCGGTATCCTCCTCAGTCCATCCGTTTTGGATGAGCAAGTCTCTAATCTGAGGAATGCTATATTTTTCAAAGTGTCCTGCAAATGGAGTATTGTCCCCTTGAGAGTCATCCGTCCAAGCACAAATAAATTTGGTTACGTCTACATACTTAACCTTTGCCATGCCTGTATGAGCGTCTGTGTAGTCTTTACAAACCATAAAGTTGAAGTTGATGGCATCGTCTTTTAACTGACGCTCTATCTTTCCCCAATCACTATTTGTAAAACCTAACTCTATTAACTTCTCTAAAGTAATTTCTAAGTTTTGTTTAAACCCACCAAGACTTTCGAATACATCTAACTCACCAGGGTTCTGAGGTAGAAATTCTCCCTCACCAACTTGCGGCATTCCTAAATCTTTCATTAAAGGCTCCATCTTCGACTTAACGTAAAGGGTTGCCTTATCTAACGCTTTCTTATTTTTAATCTCCGGGTTAATACAATCAACTTGAATACGCTGATTATCAGTACCTATAACAGAATGAATAACTCTCTTTAACTCAGGTGCTATTGAGAAAATCTCAAAGTTCATGTTTGCGTAACCTTTTCTACGAATACGTTGAGCTTGTGCGTTAGGGCTTGATAGACTTGTCTTTTCTTCCCCTCGCTGAATCCACATATCAATATACTTCTGTTGATTTTGTCTTCCTTCAGAGTAGTTTCTTATCTCAAATAAACGAGCAATATCTTGTCTGCCAAAATAGGTTTTGTTATTTTCGTAACGATAAAAAATAGCACGGCCTATTTGAGACAACCAGTTGTTGTCTTTCTTTTTAGGATCAATATCATCCTTTGGCCACAAGA